TGTACAGGGAGAGGCCAACGAAGGTGAGCGTAGATCCGTCCAGACCACGAAACTGCATGGAGACGAAGTCTCCCGCCTCGAGCCTCATGACTTCTTGGCAGGAGACTTGCGCCGTGATCAGCGCGCTACCATTCGATGCTTGATTGTGACGCACGCCGGCCATTCCGTTGATCTGGAAGACCAGGCCCATGACAGAGTTTGCCGAAGTGGACATGGCGAAACCGGCTACGTAGTAGAACCCAGACTGGCGCACAGTCATCCGGCTATCAGCCAAGCTGGGGACAGCCCCGCCCGTGTTGTCGTAGTCAACGTTCGTATAGGTCAGCGTGTCCCCGTCGTTGAAAGCAACGGCTGCCCCAACACGCAGAAGCACCGCGCCATCCGGGGAGACCAACGCGTCGTTCGCCTCGTTGTCGATACGCTCGACTTCGCTGTCCACAGCAAGCGCAAAGTCCGCGAACTGGTGAATATCCGAGGCGTCCTTGACCAGAGGCGGGTCACATTCCGGATACGGAAACCCGTAATGATCAGTCTGGTTCATAGCTCCTCCGGTATGGGGTCAACCTGCGCTCGCATGCCCAGAGTCATAAGACTACCGGTGGTCAGTGGGTACGTAATGGTATCGATGACCTGCGCAGCGGACTGCCCCCGATACGACAAACTGATCGTGTCGCCAGGCTCCAACGTCGCGTCCGGAACAATCGATGCAGACCACTGCTCGGTCAGCGCGCGCGATGACGACAACTGCTGACGCGCCAACGCTTGAGCAGAAGCGTTGTTCACCGGGGTCTGCGGACGCAGGATCTGGCTCACCTTCCCGTACAGGCCAGAGAACCGAGTCGGTGAGGTGCCAGAGGTATCGCGTTCGGTGTAGCGGATGGATCCCGACCCGTCCAACCGGTCAGATACGACGGTGATGGAGTTAGCTGTACCGTCCCGAGTGATGGTCCGCGTTGCTGCGGAGACCACGCCGTTATACGTCAGTGGCACAAGCGTGACCGATGGTTGACCATCAAGGTAGAAGGCGAGCGCGGGGGACGTGGCATAGGGGTAGCGGCGCACCACGAAGTCCCCGTTGCCGAGGGTGTACCAACGACCTTGCAACGCCACGGCAAGCTGGTCTAGGGCCTTGCCCCGGTCGTCGTCCCAAGCCAGCTTAGGCACCGCTTGATCCGTCACGTCGTTCGTCCCGAACGTGGCCTGTGGAAGTGCCTGGAGGATGAATGCCTGGATCTGTGCCACGGTGCTGGCCCCGGCAGACGAGATGGTGGGCTGCTCAAAACGGAACGCCACTACATCAGCCGCGAGGTCATCACAGCGAATCGCCACATCTCCCTCTGCCCCGCGGGAAGCCTCCATCACTCGACCCGTGAAGACTGGGAAGACATCGAAGGATCCGTCAGGATAGCCAATGCCAGTACTCACATGGAGAACGGATTGGTACGGAGACAGCGGATCTGTCGGGGACACCGGGAACAGATCATCGGAGACGCGTAGATCCAAGGTCCTCGTCACGGTGCTCGTGAGCGATGCAGAGACGGACCCGTCGATGATCGGAACGTCGTCCATGAGAATCGTTCCGTTGATGTCCGTCGCTCGGACGAACGTCACGCGCCGATGCGGGAACGGCAGGCTCTGCTTATACAGGTCCGATGACGTCAACATGTCACTAGCCTACGGGGTGCAGCCGACCGTAGCGTCGCCCTGGTAGACGTCCTCCCAGGTGAAGCCAGATGCAGTCAGCGCCGCGAAGGTGGCATAGGTATCCTCGACCGCGCACCAGTTCGTACAGACACCGCCCTGGGGCAGCGCGTTGGGAGAGGGCTGGTCGATCGCTGTGAGCGGCACGTTCCACAGACGCCAGGGACGACGCTGGTCCCGGCTGATGTAGTCCATGACGAGATCGCCGGGCTGTACGTACCGGTCGGGCCAGCAGTACACCGCTGGGGCCTGGATGAAGAGGGGCCCACCCACGGTGAACAGATCGTAGATCCGATCGATAACCTCGCACGTGCGGGACGCGAAGGTGATCGAGGTGATGACGTCCTTGCGCCGGGCCCAGATATCCGCAGGTCGTTCCCGGTTGAGAACGTCGAAGATCCCTGCGTCCGCAGCCCGCGCCTCCTGTCCAAACTGGATCAGCGCGATCGCGGGGTCCGGAGTGGGTCCACAGTTGATCGCGTCGGGCGGGGTGGGCTCCACACACAGATCAACGGGCAGACTGACCCAGGGCCGAGCGGGATCCTTGAACCAGACGAACCCACCAGATGGAATCTCAACAGCAGCCGAAGTCTGTACTGCGGTAGCAGTCCCGCCGGCGTCGTAGCCAATGGCGGTATACGTGATTCCTGCGAGGTCGAGTGGAGCTTCGTAGTCGTAGAGGATGCCAGCCTCGGACATGAGCGCGTAGAGGTTACCCCCACGCACGTCCTGAACGGTGCCGTCGGGGAGGTGGCGTTGGACCAGCGCAGTCACCTGTGTGCCTGCCACACCGACGAACGTGAAGTCGAGCCGTACCCCAGCCTCATCGGGGATGACGGTTGCTGTGATCGGCATTACCGCCTCATCCCTGTTGCGTTCAACCGGTTCTGACGACGGTTGTTGTCCACCACGATGTTCGTCACATAGTCGTCGACCACGCGGTTGCCGATCATGACTGAGATACTTGGCTGGCCCACGTTGACCGTGGGAGCCATCAGCCTACCGGCGTCCATGGCCTGCGTGGGTGCGTCGCCGGCAAGCACCATCTGGGGCATAGCCAGTCCGCTCTGGAGAGCTTGAGTCAGTTTGGGGATGGTCTGCTGTATACCGTCCATGAAGCCTTCGATGAGCGCCACACCAGAGTACGACGTGTAGCCCCGTCCCGAGAACGGGCCTTCCTTAGCGGGCGAGTGGGGGAAGTACTTCTTGGCCGCCCCGACCACTGTGCTAATCGCACTGGTGAGTGGCTTGGCCATGGCCAGGATGCCCTTGATGAAGCCCTGGATCAGGGCCCTGCCTGCCCCGTAGAGGACATTACCAATCCCGGCTAGTGCGGACTTGGCCTTGGTGGGGAGGGCCTTGACCAGATTCACGACCGCCTGCACGCCCGCCATAACGACAGCCTTCATGTCGTTCCAGAAACCCTTGAAGTAGTTCACGAAGCCGCGCAAGAGCTCCTGAGCGGCCTTGAACGCCCCCGAGAAGTCACCGCGGAGTAGCGCAGTGATGAGCTTCAGTGCAGGTACGGCGATGTTCGTAATGAACGAGGCCAGCTTGTTCACGAGCAGGTTGGCCAGGGCGGTCACGATCGGCATGAGTGCGACGATGACTGGGACGATTGCCTTGATCACCGGGATGAGGAGCGTTGCGATCTGGGAGATGAGCGGGGTCAGCGCAACGAAGAGCTGGATGAAGGCGTCGCTCAGCGTGGTGATAGCCGGCATGAGCGCGACAATCAGTTGCGACGCGATCTCAGCGAAGGCCGTAGCCAGCGGTAGCAGGATAGCCAGGATCGGCTGGATGAGAAACGGTATCTGCTTCAGGATCGGTTGGAGTGCAGCAAGCAGCACGTTGGCCAACTGCACTATCGGGGGGATGAGCACTGCGATGACCTGGCCCAGCGTGGTGATGATCGGGGCCAGGATCGAACCGATGGTCGTGGCGATCTGAATGATCGGCGGCAGCAGTTGCCCGAAGATCGACGGCAGCTGAGCCAGGATCGGCTTCAACGCAGTCAGGAGCGCGTTAGCCAGCTTGATGACGACGGGGGCTAGCTGCACCAGGCCGTTGGCCAGGAGCTTGATGACCGGGACAACTGACGAACTCACGATGCTGCCAAGGGTCGTAAGCAACGGCGTGAAGGATTTGATGATCCCCGGCAGTGCTTGGAATGCCGGGGCAAGAGCATCAAGGACCGCGTTGACCAGATTCAGGATGACTGGGATCACGGCCTTGAATACACCGCTCAAGGCCCCGAAGATCGGCCCAATCAGGCTGACGAGGTTGGCTGCGAGGGCAGAAAAGCTCTGGACGAGTGGGCCAACGGACTTGGCCAGGTTCTGGAGCGAGCCTCCGAGAGTCAGCAGTATCGGGCCGCCGATGTTAGCGAGTGCCCCGAGGAGTTCGCCGATTATCGGAAGCGCACTGTTGATCGCCTGGAACAGGCCTTTGAACCCATCAACTGCTCCAGGCGCACCCTCGGAGATCCCGATGAAAAACCCTGAGATCGAATCGCCCAGTCCAGCAAGACCCTTCGAGATCTCGTTGAAAACCGGGGCGGCCACCTTGACCAATCCGGCCAGCGTCGGGGCGAGATGAGTAACGAGGGTGGCGATCGACTGGCCCAAGGTCTGGATGATCGGGGCCACCGCTGCGAAGGCTTGCTTGAGGCTTGGGGCGATGGTGTCGAACGTCTTGCGGAAGGTGCCGGACAGCGAGATGAGCACCTTCTGAATCGGCCCCACCATGCCCTGGACTTCGGTGGTGACGTGCTTGCCGAGGTCTGAGAATGACTTCTGAACTGTCTTCGATTGCGCTGCGGCCACGATGCCAATACCCGCGAACAACGCTGGCACAGCCGCAAGCGCACCGCCCGCAGCGAGGCTGGTAGCCCCTAGCGCTGCGAAGCCAGTCGATGCCGTCGACAACCCAGAGATGAGCGGCCCAGATGCTGACGTGATCCCAGATATCGCTGATGTCAGGGTGCCAGAGATTCCACTACCAAGCCGCCGCCCAATATCGGATCCGGACCGATCAAAATCTCCGTGGGCGTTGCGGAGGCTTCTCTGAGCATCGCGGATCCCCTGATCGACGTCGACATTGACGTCGACGTCCACGTCGGGAATCTGGCGTTCGGCGGCATCGACCGCCCGCGATACGCCACGAACGATCTCTTGCTCTACGCCGTCTGTGTTCGCGATGATCTCAACGAACGCTTCGGATGGCATGGTCCCAGTCTACCTCCCCACGCTCATACCGGGGGTGGACTGAGCCATCCGGACCATGGATTCGAAGGACATGCCCTCATCCTCCATGTCTTCATCCCCAACGCCGGCGGGGGGAGCCTTCAATCGAGTGGTGAACTTCAACCGGGTCTTGTCGTCCTGGCCCTCCAAGGCAAGCGCCAGGCACGCCGCACACCATGCTCCGAGAGTCATTCGCGTGGCATCGATGCCACGCAGGAGTAGCCGGCCGTAGAACTCGCCGTCACCGTGCTCTGCCATGAAGATCAAGGCCTGAGCCTCCCACCACTTCATCCCAGACGCCGTGTTGATCGCATCTCGAACGGCCCGATCCAGGTCGTTGCGCCCCACACGGTCAGACGTCAGGAGATCATAGAACCTGTCGGTCTCGCCCTCGGGGAGCAACCCGGGAAGGATCTCTGTGACGATGTCTTCGTCCGTGATCGCTAGGATCCACCGGTCAGCCAAAGCCTCCTCAAGCGTGAACCGGTACCGGCCTATGTTGACCGATACCGGTTCTGTGGAGAGTGCTGACCGGTAGAACCTACTCGTCGCCATCCTGGGCCCAGTCGTTGGTCACGACTTCTTGCATGAACTCAACGTAGTCCAAGATGTCCGACGTACCGTCAAGGAGCTGGTCCTCCATCCATGCCCAGTTGTCGGCGTCGACGATCAGCGCCTCCAGGATGCGGAAGAACTGGCTTGCAGCCCTGCTCATCGCGGCGGGCGTCTTGGCGGCTGCGATGGTGGAGAACGCAGTCAACTGACCATCAGTAGGCTTGTAGACCTTGACAGTCTTGGATTTGAAGATGAAGGCAGCTACCTGCCTGTCGTTACGTCCCATGCGCCTAGTCTATCCCGCCTTCTCGATAGATCCAGCCTCGCGCCGCGGACACATCACGCAGGGCTGACGTGAGGAACGGTCGTCCTCGGGTCCCGGGGTGGTTCACGACCCGGGCGAACACCGTTCTGCCGCCCACACGGAATCGCAGAGCCTGGCCGCGTCTAGGCCGGATGACATGCGGCCTGGTCCCATCGTGCACATACGGTGCGTACTGAACGTTGGTGAACACGGTCGCGCTGGGGTTGCCCGATGACGAAATCGTGTAGCGGATCGAAGCACGCAGGCGCCCAGTGTCAACCGGCGTCCGTACCTTCGCCAGGTTCGAGACCTGCCTCACCCCCGTCGAGATCTCCTGCATCGCCGCTTCCCTGGTCGCTGCTCGGATCTCTGCGCGGTCCAGTCGCACGTTTGCCACGGGGGAGCTCCACATCCTCGATCGTCCGTAGGTATCCGCTGGCGATCAGGCTCTTGATCCTGGATGTGAGATCAACAATCCCCTCATCGCCCCGACGTACGGCCTCAAAGGAGACCATGCACAGTACACGAACCCTCTTCACGAGCAGTCACCACAATCAGTCTGGATGGTCACGGTCATGAGTCCCCCGATGCATCCACCCTGGCCATCGATCGGGCGCCACTCCCCTTCCAGCATGAGGTCACCCGGGGGGAGCAGTGGGGCTAGGCAACACAGCGCGCGGCGCATCGACGCAGCATCCTCATCAACCTGGATGAACACCGACGTCCACGCGTCACAGTCCGGGCCGGCGTTCTGATCCCCGAAGGGCATGCACCGCACGGCACCAAGCTCGAACTCGATCGCCCGAGACGAGGACAGCGAGCAGTTGTCCGCTGTCGTGTTCTGTGCGGGGAAGCGCGATGACGGGTAGATGCGGGTGACGCGCACCCACGCCAGACCCTGGCAGCAGAGATCTTCGTTCAGGCCAACCGAGAAGGGAACCGTGCCTACGCGGAAGCAGATGTTGTCATCCGGGGGCGGGTTGGGGCCGGCCTGAAGCGCGGTGTCGTAGCACGACAGGAGCTGCGCCGCGATATCGGACACGTAGGTCACGGGCTGGTCACCACCCGCGGGAAGTCCACGTCCGGCGAGTACACGCGGGCGCGTCCCGTGCGCTTGGCCGGGTTGACCGCGCGGATCCATTGGTCGACCTGGGGAATCCCGGTCAGACCCTCGTTCACGTCCTGCGTCGGGTCAGCGACGGTGACCTCCACACCCTGCCGGGTGAGCGACGCGAGGTTGCCTGGGAGCTTGCAGCCCGTGGCGCAGGACTTGGCGAAGTCACAAGCCAGCAGTCCCGCCGCGATCTGGCCCGCCATCGGGACCGGCATGCCGCGCTGGTAGGTCACGAAGAACGTGTTCTCGTCATCCGGCGCCGTGCCGCTCAGGTTGAAGTCCTGGCACCGAGGCCAGCACTCGCCATCCTGGCGTACCAGGAGCGAGCCGTTGTCGACACGGTATGCATCCGCGGGGACCTCCACGCCGTCGACTACCACCGATGACACAGACGACACCGGACCTGGGAGCCAGACCTCGCAACGTGCCTTGCACGAGCACGCGCCTGCGCACGCGCAGTTGCGCCACGCGCCCGAAGCATCGACGAACGGGATCCAACCTCCCGCAGCGGCTGCATTGCCCCCGTCGAGCGTCACGGGCCACGTCATGTAGCCGCCTGGGAAGTTGCACCCACCACCACACGGGCGGACGACAACCGTGCACTGGCCGAAGCGTCGGCCCGACAGGGCCCACAAGATCTGCGTAGCCCACGCGGTAGCGTCATCCTGCAACTGTGAGTCGTAGGTGGTCCAATCGGGACAGCAGTTCGTGTTGATCGGCCACAGGCACGGTTCTTCCAGTGGCGCTGCGAGCGGCACAGCCGGTGCCTGGTTAATGACGGGCATACGTCTATGTTAGCTGCACAAGCAAGGAGGGGGCCTGGGCTGTGCCTGCGATTGCAGGGAACGTCGACGGGAGCGCACCGCCGATCGAGTCCGAGTAGTACGAAGAGCCGTTCACGTTCAGCGTGGCTGTCGTTTCCGACACGATCGGGTCCCCCGTCGCGCGCGAGCGCAGGCCCACCGTGATGAGTCCCTGCTGCGCGATGACGAGCCAGTACAGAATCGGTCGGATGCTGGTGCTCACTGTCCACGTCTTCACCCCAGCAAGACCTGTGGCGATGATCCCGTAGTCGGTGATGAGCGCCCCCGGTTTCGACTCGGCATCGTGGTAGATGCCTGCCCGCAGATTCCCTATCCCGAGAAGTGTCACTTCCGCAGCCACAGCCGTGATCGTGGCTGCGCGCCCGGTCCAGATGGGCAGGGCATAAGCCCGGTTCAGCACGGGTGTCACCGTGCCTACGGCCCCGTACGCGGGGAGGGCATGCCAACCTCCAGCCCGGACGGCTGGGAGGTTGGCGCCGAAACCAGTAACGACCATCAGCTGAACCCGATGATGGCGACGCGGATGGAGTTGGTGGCGGGGGCTGAGGCGAACGTGAGGGTGAGCTGGTCCGGATCATCGCCGTTGGCGTCGGTGTACACGAAATCGCCAGTCGTCAAGTCCTTGACGGTGAAGACGTAATCAGCTCCACCGAAGTTGTGCGTGAGAACGAAGCCAGTCAGTGAGCCGTTACCGATGGTCTGAGCGAACGTAAGCGGCGCTGAGGCCGCCACGGTCGAGTCGACATAGGCCTTGTTCGCGCCATCCGTGCCGACGGTGCAGGTGCCCATCTCGACGGCCTTGTTGCCGTTGAGATCGATCGCGGAAAGGAACTGGACTGCCATGATCTCTACCTCCGGAGGAACGCGGTTCCGATCGTGGGGGACTGGAAGGTGATGGTGAGCTGGTTGGCGCTGATGTGCTGCACATCGGCGTATACAACGGTGTTGGTCGAGTCGATGACGTCCACGCTAGGGAAGAGCCCGATGTCGTGCGTCACGTTCCACACCGCCGCGGGAGCCGTCTGGTCGTGCTGGTAGGTCTCGGCCCATATCTGGTCGGTCACACCATCCGCGTCCATGGCGATCCGGAAGGACGTCCCACCGATGTGGATCCAGTAGTCACCGATCGTGGCATAGAAGGTGAGCATGCCGGCGCCATCGGTCGTGATCGGGTTGGGCAGCGGGATGGTGCCAGCTGCATCCGCGTAGATGGACGCGAGGGCGTTGACGTGACGCGAGAAGACCCGGGCCTGCACTGCGATGGCGAGTGCTCCGCTGGGGTACCAGAACTTGTCCTGGTACAGAGCCATGACCATCGTCTAGCCGATCGGGTCTCCGCCATTAGCGAAAGAGATCGCGTTGGCGAGATCGACGTTGATGTAGAGCGTCCCGCCGCAGTTGACCATGTACGTGGGACCGGCCTGGGGAAAGGCCGCGATGAAGAATGACTCCGAAACTGTGGACGATGCCGCTGCTATGGCCGTGGTCACCCAGGGAAGACACGTGATCGGCACGGATTACTCCCGACACGAAAACGGGACGTGCACAGCGCACGTCCCGCTCTCAGTATAGCTTCAATCAGGGGGTGAGATCCAGTGCGGTGCAACCGCACACAGCGTCCGGCGGAGGGGCCGTGACCTGTTCGAAGTGCAAGTGGTCGTTGGCGCCGATCGGGGTGAGCAGCGCCTCAAGGGTTCCCGTCGTCGCGTCGCGGCGAACGGTCGGGTACGGACCGACACCCCACGGGGAACCGGCGAAGGTGATGGCGTTCAGGGTGAGCTGAAGGCCGTCGTTCTCAAACGACCAGTCACCCACAGTGCCCTGCCCGACGAACGGGAGGAGCCAGTAGCCGTAGGCCTTCATGGTCGGGTCGGTGCAGGTCTGGCCGGTGATGTTGGACCAGATCTCCATCGCGAAGTTGGCGGTGCACAGATCCTGGCCGGACTGGCGGAAGCCGACAGCCTCGGGGGTCACGGCGTCGTTCAGGACCAGCGCGTCACCCGTGATGATGTTCCACACGTCGGGGTCGACGTTGCAGAAGACCATCTCAAGTTCGTTCCACTTGAACTGGGGGCAGGTGCGATCCGAGATGCACAGCTCCGCGTTCGCGTTGACGACCTCGATCTCATCGGCATCCCGGTAGACCGGGGAGACGCCAACGGAGACAAAGCCGGACGTGACGATGGTGGAGCATGCACCCTCAACAGGGTTGCCGCACGCATCCAGACGCGTGAGGCGCATCCGGGCACCCCGCGCCATGGTTGAACAGACTGTCACTGTTCATCCTCCTTCTTGGTGCGCCGCGCACGGCGCTTGGGGGTGTCCTCGGACACTGCTGTAGCCTCGCGGTACTGCTGAGCCAGCTCCGCGGGGACGATGATTTCTTGGTGGCCGTTGGTGACGGCATCGGCGTGGCCCCCGGCAAGAGTGTGGAGAAGCCGCAGTGTCTCCTTCATCTTGCCTGGAGCGGGGATGATCTCTTCGTACATCACGGCACCGCCGGAGCGGTAGCAACCGCAGGAGCAGCCGCGGGCACCTGAACCGTGAAGACCTCCGGGCACTCCCAGGTGACCGCATACGCGCGCTCGGCTAGGGCCACCCACTGATTCAGTGTGCGGTCCATGGCCTGACTCACATCAGGGACGATGATGTTGGTGCGCCGGATGTGCGTGGCGGCGGTCATGTAGGCGTAGACGAACCCGGCTGTCGGCGCCACATCTGCGGGGCCAGTGATGGTATCGGCGCCGGCGTAGAACGCCACAGCTGTGCCGAGCTGGGTACGCCAGACGTTGCCATCCTGGATGAGGATTCCGGAGTAGGCCAGTGCGGCGTATGCCTGCATGTTGATGTGGATCACGCCACGATAGCCAAGGCCGTCGGCGTAGGCGGCGTTCTCCAGGGCTGCAATGGCTGCCCCGGCACCCGGCGCCACCGGGGTGACGACAGTGGCTCCAGCGCCCGTCAGGGTGGGCGCATGGGCTGCCAGAGCGCCACCGTTCCACACCACGCGCTCTACAGCGGTCTGCTCGCCAGAGATCAGTTGCTGACGGATCGCAGCAGCCATCTCTTCGGCGGTGCGCCCGACCGTGCCGCAGTGCTTCTTGGCGATGATCCTGAACGGGTCGGCCTCCATGAGGTCCGAACCCTCAATGAACGGCTTGACCGGAGTCACACCACAGGCATCGTCGTACTCGTTGGCGCCACCGCAGTGGTCCGTCAGGAAGCTGAATCCAGCGCCCCACAGGCGTCCTGCTTCGACACCAGAGAGTTCGGTGATCGTCGCTGCGTTGAAGAGCCCGTAGCGTAGTTGTCCGACTGGCGGTGCATCGATCAGGTTGGGAACAAGTCCCGCGATTGCTGTCACTTCATCCCTCCTTCCTTAGGTGCCGGGCCCTGGGGGACGACCAAGGCCCGGCGGTCAGAGGGTGGATCAGGCCACGCAGGTGATGTCGGCAGCGCCAACCTCACCCGCGTTGCAGACGCCGGTAACGGTGTACTGGCGCAGGCCTGGGCAGGGGTAGACCGGGGCAAAGCCCTCTTCGGCGAACAGCGAGGTGAACTCGTTGGTGCTCAGCGAAGCGGCATCGTAGACGTTGGTCAGGGTGATGACGTCCTGACGGGCAACCGCGACCGCACCGGCAGGGTACGACAGGAAGTTCACAGCCAGCGGCAGGCCGGTCATGAACGGGGTGGCTGCGTCGCCACCGGGGAACGTCGGATCGAGAGCACCGCCCGTGATCAGGCCGTCCTGGTAACCGCGCACGAACTGGGCGCGGACGTTGCGGGCGGAGAACAGGGCCGCGATCTCCGAGTCAGACACGGCCAGCATGCCCATGGTCTCGCGGGTGCGGCGGCTCAGGTCGGCCCGGATCTGAGCCAGGACCCAGTAGGGGTAGACCTGTTCGACCGTGGCCGTGAGCGGCATGCCCTCGCGGTAACGGGTGTCGACTGCGGCCAGCTCGGAAGCCGCCAGGAGAGCGCTGGTGAAGCTGTCCGGGCCACCGCCAGGCAGGGCGTAGGTAGTGGCGGCACCAGCGCGGGCAACCATATCCGCGATGATGATCCGGTTCATCTCCTGCGCATTCGATTCCAGCAGGCCGTCAGTCCACGCGGAGACAACCTCCGGGTAGCCGACTGCCTGAAGGAAGCTCACGCGGATGCAGAGCGCGAGAACATCCAGGCGACGGTTCTCGAAGGTCGGGCAGGGGAGCTCCGAGCACGTCTTGACGGTATCGGCGATGACCTGCGCTTCGGTCAGGAAGTTGGACCCACCGCCAGCGGCGACGGCGTTCGCGTAGATCGCGGCAAAGCCGGGGTCGTCGGTGTAGTTGAGGCCACCGCGCCGGACCGTGACTGTCGGAACGTCGAGCATGCCGACGTTGGAGCCCCACAGACGGCAGATGTCGTAGCGGTTCTCCGACGGGGCACACCAGCCAGCAGCCGCGGTCAGGGACGTGCCGCTGTCGATGTTCTTCTGCCACTGCTTGGCCAGCGAGCCACCGTTGAGGCGGTTCTCGTCACGGGCATGGCGCAGAACGCGGGCAGCATCCTCGTCACGCTCGACGGTGAACTCCGCACCCCGGTCCCGACGGAGCTGCGCGATAGCCTGACGCGAGCCCTTGCCGCCACCCGAACGTCCGTAGCTCTCCGCGTTGCGGATCAGGGCCAGGGAGATCTCGTCCATGCCGGCGAACTGCTCGCCAACACGCTTGCCGACGAGGCCGCCACCATCCGCGGAGACGAAGGCGCCGATTGCCACGCCACCGTTGCTCGGGGTGGAAGGCATCTCGGGAACGGCCTTGGTGCTCATCTGGGAGACGGAGGGGACGACAACCTCGGTCTTGGGGGTCTCTACAACGGGCTCCGCGGGGGCGGCAGGCGTCTCAACGACCGGGACGGTAGCGAACTTGGCTCGGGCGCTCTCAAGGGCCTCAGCGCGCTCCTGGCGGCTCTGGCGCTCCGTGTGAACGGCGTCAGCGCGGGAAGACAGCTCGGTCAGTTCGTCGACCTCACCGGTAGCGAACTCAGTCTTGACGGACAGCTCAGCGCCACGAGTCTGGATCCGCTCGTATTCGGCGGTCAGCTCCTCGTCGCTGAGGGCAGCCGGGTCGAAGGGCTGCGGGTTGTTCTCGGGCATCGGTGGTTCCTTCGTGTCTGGTCTCGTCTTGGACTTCCATTCGAAGGTGGTCCGCAACCAAACCCTTCCCTTCGAAGGTTACCACCCCGAAGCATCAGGGGCAGAGCGAGGCTTGGAGGTAACGGAGGGATGGGAGGGATGGCTGCGGCCCCCTCCATATGTGCGCACATGCATGCAATGACAGTGCGTTATAAATAAAATTCGTCTCCTACGCGTAGGGCTGGGCTGTTACCTCCATTACCTCCATACCTCCGTCCGGGACGTGCAAAAGGGGTCAGCATCCACCCACGGACGCCGACCCCTCACGCTCTGCTACGTAACCGGATTGCTGGCCTTCAGTACCTGCTTCATCGTGCCGCCCTTCTTGAACGCGGCGATGCCAATACGTGCCTCGGCCTTCGACGCGTAGACCTTCTTGGTCCCATCCGAGAAGGTCACCTCCACGTTGTAGAGGCCTGCGTTCCCCTTGTTGCCGCATGCGCAGCCCATGTCACCGTCCCTTCCGCTGGGCCCATGCGAAGCGTGCACGGGCGACGTCTGCACTATTGTCCACGACGGGTGATCGCTTTCCCGGCACCGACGTAGTGATGTCGAAGCGACCAATGAGCGCAGTCTGCACACCCAACGAGAACGCCACCTTCGCGCGGGGCACGGGGAAGCCCGGGACGTTCACCGCGTGCGCGGCAACCAGCTCGAGGTTCCCTCCCACCCGGCGCCAGTCTCCCGAGATGGGCGAGCGCTGAAGTGCGGCCACGGTCTCAGGTGCCACGCCGGGCACGAGATAGCCAGCCACCCAGATGCCGTACTCATCCTCCCCAGCGAAGACCGAGGCAACCGCGGTGCCCACATTGTCATAGTGCTCAGCAGCCGCCACGAAGCCTGCGTTAGCGTCGGCATGGCCTCCACCCACCGTGAGCTTCCCAACTGGCACAGAGACGCCCTCAGCGGTCTTCTCAGCCCCGACCAGGAAGTAGGCGTACTCCGAAGGCGACGAAGGCGCTGTGACGCAGCCAGGCAGCCCCAGATGACATACACCCCAGGGGGCGATGTGGCCGAAGACTCGACCTTCTTCGGTAATGGTGATCGGAGTGGCCTCATCCAGCATCGGGTTCTGGAACCACCCAAGCGGCGGCAGGGGCGCAGCAGACGCCTGCATGGACTCGGCCCACGGCGCGGGGCGGTCCAGACGGCCGTAGATGCCGTTCAGAGCGCTCTTCATCGCGGCCTGGTCCTCGGCTGGCACCTTCGTGCCCCCACGCGCTCCCTGAAGTACTCCAGCGGCTGCAAAGACTGCTCGAGGGATGATGGTGAGCGTGCCATCGACGACGTCTGCAATCTGGAAGCCGTAAGCGCTCTTGTTCTCCGCCGGCTGGGAGTCATCCCGGTAGAGGAACGCGCGAGCGTACTTGCCCATGTCGTCGTTGGCCCAGGAGTCCACGCGCTGGCGAGCGGCCCCAGAATCCCAGGAGCGCCCCTCATCAGCGATGGGCATGTCTGCCCAACCGGAGCTGCGCACGGCTGCTGTGAGGGCCATGGTGCCCTCTGCGGCCATGTGGATGGAGACATCCGAGAAGGCCTCGATGGGCACGAGCGTGGCGCCTCCGATGGACGCCTGCGTGATCAGGATTCGGTCCATGTCGTCCATCTCGTATTGGAGGTTGTCTGCGAGGTCGACACTAGGTCCGATCACCCCCTTTTCGATCATCTCGATGACCCGGTCCCGGTCTGGGAAGAGTTCGAGCAGCGAGCCCGACGCAGTGACCATGTCGTCAGTGATCTGGAGAGCATCGATCGACCCGATGGTGTATGCACCACCGTGGCCCTCCGCGGTCTTCTCCTGCCACATGAGCGGCATGGGCAGATCCCGACTGGTGATCCCTCCGGGCATGAGGATGCGGCCGTCACCCGTCGGCGTACCGAGTCGGGCGAGAACGGCCGTCCAACGGCGCTCAGCCATCGTTAGCTACCTTCCATGAATTGCCTGTTGGTCCATGAGATGTCTTCCCCTGCCACCACATCCAGGATGCTGCACCGGCAGTTGATCACTTCGTTGGCAGGCCCGGAGGGATCCCCGGGGAACATGAGCGAGAAGCCTCCGACCACGAACGGCTGGGTCAGCGGCACGCGCTGCTGGTCCGCCATCCGGTGGCTCTCGCGGGTACGCGCGTCCATCGTAGAGATCCAGACCTTCTCGGGGTTGGCGTCTCCCTCGATCCTGGCCCGCTCCAGCGCTCCGAAGAAGGCTCCGGCGTTAGTGGCCCCGATGGCTTCGGTGCGCGCCACAGTGATCGCTCGGTTGGGCCAGAAGTGGTCCGGCCCCGCGGCGGTCAGCCTCTCTTGGATGTGTGCAGCGATGTCGGGAACGGAGTCACCGTTGTCCAGTCCTCCCGAGACGATGCGGGTGATCATCCCGTAGACCTCGATGGGGAGGTTGACCATGCGAGCTGTGGACTGCTCGAGGTAGTTGCGCACAGCCGCGTCGGAGCCGAAGTTGATGTCAGGTCCTCCGATGATTCCGTAGGGGATCTCCATGCTGCGCGCCACCTCAGGGATGACGTTTCGTGTTACGAGGTCTCTCCACATGTGGTTGTCGGGCATCATCGCGACCTGTGGCAGCACCACACCCTGTGAATCACGAAATGGGGTCATGACGGATTGTCGGATCTGGTCCAGCCAAGCGACCACAGACTGAAACCACGAACGCTGGATCCTCTGCTCGGCCGCTACCACAATTGACAGATTGCGGAGCCTGGCCGGCAGGAGTGGATCTACAAGCTCAGCCACTTCCGCAACCCCTCTCTGTCATGAGGCTTCTTTTGGCTGATCAGAGCGGTGCAATACCCACGCAATTGTGATTCCAGGGTTTGTGGTTGTACCCCAAGCTGTGGAGCCACCGCGTCCACAAACTGGAATGAGCCTTCGAGCAACTGTGATACGTCCACAGTCTGAGGTATCACAGTATGTAGGTCATGCTTGGGAATGTGGTTGTACTGGCCACGGTACTGACGAGTCAGCATCCGTCCGCCAGCTCGCGACAGGGCGTCCCACACGATCAACTCAGCGGCGGCCACCAAGCCCTCATCACTCTGACTCGGCCGTGGGGGTGACCCATCGGATGTCTGGGACCCATTGTCTACATTCGTAGACGGCGCGGGGAGGGCCGGCTGAGACGGGGCGGGGGCAGGCTCGGGAGCATCGAAACCGATGATCTCAACCAGTTGGGGTAGCGACTCCACCAGCGTCGGCGCGTTGGTCACCATCGTGATCGCCAACCGCTTCAGCGTGTCCTCTTCGCTGGGCACAGCCCCATCCGGGATGCCGAGTTCGGAGCGCATGTAGTCGTCCGTGATCAGACCCTTGTCGAAGAGTGTGTTGAGTTCATCGAACTGGTTGGGGCGGGAGACGATCTCAGCCGTGTTGAAGGTGATCACGTACTGCTCAGGATTGGCCACCCCGAGCATGCGCAGGATCGGTTGCAGGTACGTCCCTGTGAGCGCGTCCCCCAACTTCTCCAGCAGCGGAGCCACGTGGATCTTGTAGGTGGTCTCCTCGATCTGCCATGCGTTCCAGTGGGAGGACTCGCCCATGCCCGTCATGATCTCGGCCGGGATGTCCAGCGCCATGGCCAGCCGTCGGATACCTGTGTTGCGAAGCTCCGTGACCTCCCCAGTCAGCTCCGTGGAGAACGTCAGATGCTGGAACTGGTTGTCTGTGATCATCTGCCCCGGAGCGGGAAGGATAATCGGGACCTGCGCGGAGGCTTCCCCCGGGTTCCTCAGCGACGCCTCAGCCGCCCGACGGAGCATGTCCGTGAACGTCTGCGCGTCCCCAGGCTCGTTGTCCGTTGCGGGGAAGTCCATCTCCTCGGGAACCAGCCATACGCCGGCACCGGCCAGACGCGAATCCAGCCGGGACATGATGTTCATCGACGCCCGCTCGACCTCCCGTAGGATCGGAATCGCTGAGCGCACCGAGGAGTCGGCATGGGACTGACTGCGCGGGTGAGGGTTCCACACGCGGATCAGTTGGTCGTTCGCAGACAGCTCCGTCATCTGCCCCGTGATCGGGTCGCAGTAGCGGAAGATCCCGCCACGCTCCATCACCTCCGTGCTGGAGAGGACGAACCATTCGTCGGGTTGGTCGGTTCCGCGGGTGGGCCGGATGAGCAGGAAGACTTCCCCACCCACGAGCCAGTTGAGGGTAATGGTCTGCTGCGCCTGAGCGCGCTTAATGGGGCCCCCGAGGATCGTGTTGGCCACGGCCTGAACCACAGCGTTGTCCGTAGCCTCGGAGATCGTCCCCGTCTCCTCGTCGATCTCAGCCGCGTATAGGTCGGCCAGCGAGACCGCGTTACCGATCCAGCGTAGAGCTGCGTTGAGTTCACCGATCGAGTCGTAGTAGTTCCACGCGATCTTCTGCCATTCGTCCTCCCCCTGGCGGGCCTTCCAGGCGGACATGCCTATCTTGGCATCCGACAGGGATGCCGCCGCCGCGGTGAGCGACTTGCGAGGTGTAGGAACGTCGACGGGCCGGCGTCGACGGAACCAGGAAGCCATGATCAGTCCTCCGTCCGGCTGTCGAGCCAACCAGTGATGTACGAAGCCGCGAGCGCCAACCAGACCCACTGGATCCAGTGGGGGCCGAAGGCCGTGGTGGACGCCACGCCGGCTCCGACGTAGATGCTGGAACACCAGGAGCAGTGGACCAGGTAGACGAGACGACTGTCCGCCCCCAGCCTGCCCACGATCCACGCACGCGCAGGCGCGGTGATGGTGTCCGTGGTGATCAGCCTGGTGATCCTCGCTGAAGCCAGGGTGACCAAGACCAGGGAAACGAATGTCATAACGCCAGGTTACCTTTCATTCATCGGAGCGACGCGCCCATAGGAAGGCCAATGCCCTTTCGGGTCGCCCCTCCGCGCAGGTACCGGTTCACTGCCTGGCCTACGGCGTCGACCATGTCGTCGTGCGGGGCCTTGGGAAACGACACCATCTGCTCTTCGAGATCCCGCAGAGGCTTGGCGTGGAGTACGCGACCCTTCTGGTAGTACTGGAGCGCGTAGCTCGCCCGGATCTCTTTCTTGATCGTGGCCGATATGGTCTTCACCCGCACGGGCATGTCGTGGAGGATCTTCCGCCAGAGATCTCCACCCTGGTTTACCTCGATCACAATCTCCGTGACCGCTTCGTACTGGGAGCACAGCCGGATCAGCCTCGAACGCAGCGCCTCGGGGCCAAGCTTGACCTGAAGCGCTTCGTACACCGTTGCCTTGCGCGTGGAGGCGTTGAAGCCCACCACGGCGATTCCGGTGTAGTCCGAGGACTCCTTCACGGTCACTGCGGGATCCACTGAGATCATCATCTTCGTGGGGTGTTCCTCCCCGTAGATGAAGTCCTCCATCGACCAGTAGTCGCCGTCTGCGCCCATCGGGTCGTTGGCGTAGTTCTTGGCGTACTGGCGGGTGTGCTCGATCGACTCGAGGAATCCGAGCGGCCACTTCTGGGGCCAGATCGAACGCTTGGTGCCGTCTTCGTTGGCGAGCAGCGCGGGGTGGTGGTGGACGTCGAACTTCTGCTCAGTGATCCACTCAGTCTTCTCGATGCCCTTCGCATGCTTGATCATCTGGTGTGCAATCGATCCGGGCATCGTCACCGTGCCGGAGTACACCACTGACGCGAAGATGTTCAGGGGGAGAATCGCGTCCGTGAGCGTGGACAGACGCTTCTCCATCTGGGCCAGCGAGTAGTTGGACTCGTCCGGCTCTGGGTCGTCGATGAGCAGCAAGTCCGGACGCTGGTCTCCCACCTTCATGCCGAGCGTCGAGCTGTCCATGCCGCGGGCAGCGAGCACGAAACCGTTGGCACGCACCATGAGGTCTACTGTGTCCGACTCGGACTTGCCTCCGTTGCGGCGAGCTGACGCGCACAGCAGGGGGAAGTCATGCTGAAGCAGCCGGTTGGTCTCCAGCTCTCTACGGAACGACGATGCGTGCTGGCGCGCCTGCGTGGTGGTGTCAGCGAAGATCGCAGCGAACTTGATGTGGCCGTGGGCAGCCGCCCACATCGGGAGGATCTTCAACCACCACGTCGACTTGCCCGTCGACCGCGGGGCGAAGAACGCATGCCGATTGGACTGCGGCTCGGAGTGTTCCTCAGTCCAAGACAATGCCAGCCGGGCCCACTCGTGATGGCACTCCGCGAACGAGATCGACCCGTCCTGTCCCGTGATAGCCGGCGCGAGGTACAGCTCTGCGAACAGGACGGGGTTGTACAGCGTGGCGCTACGCCGGACTTTCTGATCCGTCCAGTCGAGCTGTCTCATCCTGTCGCGCATACTCCCGCCTCATCATCGCTTCCCGGGCGAACTCTGCTAGCTCGCGGTCGTACTCAGTGATCTCATGGACCGTGGCGTTGATCTCGATCGGCTTGTCCAAGCCGTGCAACCGGGCCCGACGCTCAAGCAGCTTCAACGCCTGTTCGATCGCCCGAGTATCGCCAATCTGGATCTTGGGCATAAGCGCCTTGAAGAGCATGTCCAGACGCTCATCTTCGATCTTGCGCATCTCCTCCACGCCGGGCAGGACGATCGCACGATTAGCCTCCATAGACCTGTTGCGCACGGTCTCATGATTGATCCCCAACAGCTTGCCTATGGCGCGGTATGAGTGGCCAGCCAAGCGCAGCTCGTGTACCTTCCACGCCTGATCCATGCGCTCTGACTTCTCGTAATGCGGCACGACTCTAGCCTTTCCCGAATGTCTGGTCCTGGATGCATACCAGGGCGTTGCGGTTACCGAGGATGGCCGTGCCTAGCGAGTAGCCCTCGGGGCAGGTCTGACCATCGTTGCCCTTCTCACCGGGCGGTCCTTGGGGGCCTGTGGCGCCGGCGTCCCCCTTGTCGCCCTGTGGTCCCTGTGGGCCGGTAGCTCCGTCCTTGCCGTTGGCTCCATCCTTGCCCGACGATCCCGCGGCGCCGTCCTTGCCATCGGTACCGTCAGATCCGTCCTTGCCGTTGATTCCGTTAGCGCCAGGCTGACCGTTCGAGCCGTCCTTGCCGTTGGTGCCGGGCTCGCCCTTGGCGCCGTTCTTGCCCGCCGGCCCAACGACTGGAGTTGCCCCCAGTCCACGGACCTGGTCAACGAGGGCGTTGCGGGCCTTGTTGGCATCTCTCAGGTCGTCCTGTAGGCCAGTGATGATGAAGATCACAAAGGCTAGTGCAGTGAGGACGGCTATGAAACCGGTCCAGTAGAGAACGGCCAATCGGAGTCGCTCACTGCGCTCCATCATCATCCTCCGGGTATGAGCAGGTAGAGAATCACTGCGATCGCCAGCGGGAAGACAAACGCAGACAGCAGCAGATGACGCGAGGTCTCGCTCTTGCGTTCCAGGTTCTCGATCCTGGTTTCAACTCGAGCCAGATCACGCTGCTGCATATCGTGTTCGATCGTGTACTTCTCCGTTGACACGAGTTCCCCTACCCGCTGGCGGACCGCGTTAAGGTCATGCTGGATCAGGTCCAGTCGATGGATCACGTCACCGATGTCACCCTGGTCCGGCATGACCACCACTATCCTCTCAGACCCGCTTGCTCAGGGAAGCAGAGCCAGTCCCAGTGCGCGTGGCATATGTCGACTTCAGCACGGATAGGGCTGTGCTGGCCCCCGCGGTGACGGCAGCGAGCCACATGGACCGATCGGCGTACTGGGTGAGGACGATGCCACCCACCGCGCCCTCCAGGAATGCCCACGCTGCGCGCTCAAGAACGTCCCTGCTGACGATGCCCATTACGCGATCGTCCAGTTCAGGATCACTCTGGCGTTGGTCACGATCGCGGTGTCGTCCACGTCGTCGAACTGAGCGACCTGAACCTTGAGCATGTGGCCAGCAGTGCTGAGCTTGCCGACCAGGGGAACAGCAAAGAAGGTGCCCCCGTCCGTGCCCACGCCTTCGACGATGGGCCAGGTCTTGACCGCGGCGCCGCTGGCGTCGACCTCAGCGAGGCGAGCCTGCACATCCTGGCCGGGGGTGACGCCGCTGTAGGTGAGGTAGGCGGCTCCGGTGAACCAGCCTTCGAAGCCGCCGAACTTGCTGGAGCCGCTGGCGTGCATCGACGCGCTGTCGTCGTTCTCTGTGGTCCACGTGACGTCGGCCCACGCGGAACCCGTGAGGGTGGCCGTGCCGGCGTAGGACAGATCGAGCATGTACGGACCGCCAGGAGTGGGGCTCACGCTGGTCTTCTCCTTGGGCTTGGTGGTTGTGGTCTTGCCGTAGGTCCCGGCAAGCTGTTTGGCTACGTCGCCACGGAAGACCGCCATGTCGAACGACGGATCGATCTTCTGGTTGGTCCATTCCTTGTGGCCGATGACGGACCTCGCCGACCAGCCGTGGGCTCGGCAGATGGCTGCTGCCCACTTCACCGCGGCGTCGTACTGCGCCTTGGGGTAGGGGTCCTTGTGGTTGCCCAGGTTAGCGATCTCGATGCCATAGAAGTGGGCGTTTCCGTCGACGTCGTTGTGTGTCGGCTTGGGGAGCGCCTTCTCAGCGATGACCGCGGCGAGAACCTTGGAGTCGCCTGAGCCGGCGTGGTTGGCTCTGCCGTTGGCTGCGAGCGTCACCGTGCCAGCCTTGGAGAGGTACGCGTGGGCGAGAGGGCCAGGCAAGTCTGAGCGGCCGTTGTAGACCAGGCTGAGGCCAGCAGAGCTGTCGGCGCCGGCAGTGTGGTGGATAATGACGCCGTTGACGGGGCCCCACGAGCCATGACTGGCCCGGTTGTGGGTACGCCATCCGGCGTGCTCGACGACCTTGATGCCCTCCTTCTTGAGGGCTGCCAGCATCTTGTCTGCGGAGAGGGGTGTGGCCATGATCAGGTTCGTCCCTACCTTGGATTCGTTATCGACTACTGTACGCCACATTGGTATGCAAGGTACGTACTAAGGGTAATGGGCATGAATGAACCCCTGGTCTCGATGAGGCCAGGGGTTGCCGGGTGGATTAGAGATCGATGTAACGACTCCGGGCGTCGTCGAGCGCACGCCAGATCTTGTGCGCCAGCCAGTCGTCAGACTCAAGGGTGCTCAACAGAGCCGGTATGAGCGTTCGTACGGCGTCCTCGGTGTAGGCCAGCCCCTGTGCCTCTTCCAGGGTCGCGTGGCCGCGTTCCTGCTCGCAGACCCGACACCAACCACTATCCCTGAGAAGGTAGCTACGCCAGTATTCGGGGCTGTGTCCGCATTCCATAATCATGTTTTCTCCCCTACTTCTTGCGACTGTTGCCGGCGTTGCCAAGACCGACCAGCATCACGAACCCGAACAGTGCGATCCAGATCATTCTTCCGTCACTTCCAGGTTCGATGCGATGTCCCGGCTGTTCAGTTCATCGAACAGGTCGGTCAGGACCTGCATGCCTTCGTACCCTACGGTCCGGCTGATGCTGGTTCCGCATACCTCGAAAGTCACTGTGTACACCGTGTTCTCCCCTACTTCTTGCATTCCGTACAGCGGACCCACCGATAGAGATGGGTCCTCCATCCCGTGTCCCGGCATCCCCAGCATGTTACAGATGTCTTGTGGCCGGTACAGAGCCTGCGGTCTGGCATGTCCCTACAAGGACGACAGTCCATAGCTCCCCCTAGTTGCTGTGGTGATGGTGTCAACCGGCGTGAGCCCCCGATCACTCATAGTGTCGGGGGCTCACGCCGGTTGATCAGATCTTCGGAAGCTCCTCGATCGAGATGACCGAGTAGTACTTGTTGCCAACGTAGTCTGTGAGCGCCTTGACTGCCTCGTCCTCACTGTTGGCCTGTACCCGGATGTTGCTGCTGATGGGGCTCGACCACTCACGGTACGTGATGTTGAGCGCCGGACGGGCGTCGCGGGCGTCGGTGATGAAGCTGATGCGGGCATTCATTGTGTTCTCCCCTCAGACCACGTAGCGGTTCTGAACGCGGTCCATGGCGTTCTCCAGCGGACCCATCAGGATGCTGCGCTCGCGGCGGAAGTACTGACCTTCCTTGCTGTCCATCAGGAGGAACCGGCCGTCGGGAAGCGGCTTCAGGTTGATGCGGAGCGACCCGATACGGGTCTGGTACTCGTTGCCCGGTTCGGTGGTCCAGATCAGCTTCTTCATTTTCTTCTCCCCTTGGTTGCTGCGATGTCTCTACTATCTCAGTCTGTGGTGATGGTGTCAACCCCATAGGGGCCAACACAGGGGAAGTGATCTTCCGGGTAGTGCCCAGCGCAGTTTGTGCAGTAGTGGGTGGTGGGGTTAACCATGATCCCTCCGGACCTCGATACGTCTTGGATGTACCGTGAACATAACCCCTTCTGGACCCCTCTCCACCCGATCGACGTCTCCCGTCTCACCTGCGTAAACATCCCCAAGAGGGGCTGCCTCTACCGGTGGGGGAGGGGCGGACGAATCGGGCACCTGCTTGTCCACCGCCCGCCAGAGCAGGACCACGCCAGCGCCCCAGATGAGTAGGATGCCGACGGTGTCTGAGACGGCGAAGACGACTGCGAACGCCACGATCACGAGTACCGCGGCGACGCAGCCGCCCTGAACCTCGTCAGACATTCCCGTAGGCCAGTCCGCCGATCCAGTTGGCAGCCGTGGCAAGGGGAACCGCCGCAAAGCCGGCGACACCTGCGGATGTCCCGAGGCAGATGCCGCACCAGACGCCCATCTTCATGTCGTTCCCGTAGTTGCTCTTCTTCATCGCCACGATGATCACTGCGGTGAGAATGAGGACAATGCCTCCACCCTGGTAGGTGAGAGGGATATACGCGGCTGCCGAGGCGTGGTCCTGGGCATTGCCTCCGACACCCCAGACGAGGGCGGCGTCACCGAGCCAGTTAGTAATCCACCGCGCTGCCTTGGCCAACCACCCGATGATGCCACCCACTCCGAGGATAGTGAGGCACCCGTAGGCGCAGGAGGCGAGGAAGGGCGAGAGGGCCTTGAGGTGTCGTAGCGGATACTTCTTGAGCGGCTTCAGGCCCGGCCACCACCGAACGAGCGTGGCGACCAGGATACAAATCCCGATGGTGACGCCGCCCATAGTCACGTAGTTCATTGCGTCCCTAACAGAAGGTCAGTGCCCCCGCGAACAACGCAAGGACGAATACGGTAGTCCCGACGATGACTCGCACGTCCCGAGGGCACAGAACGGCCAGCATCGCCAGGCTGAGAGCGGCCGATGCTGCGAAGAACACCATCATGACAGTTCCCGGCTGTCCTTGTGGACCGCCACGATGCCCATGATTGCCGCTGGGGGCAGCATCAGGTAACGGACGGCCCGACGGAAGAACTCAGCATCGTCCCGGGCATGGCCCAGCATGTCGTTGCAGGGCCTGCACAGCAGCCCCCTGACCCTTCCAGTCTTGTGGTCGTGGTCGACGCTCAGGCGCCGGCTGGCGCCCGTGGCCCGTTCACAGATGAAGCACTTCCCGCCTTGGCACTGGTAGATCCTGGCGTAATCGCCCTCGGCCAGCCCGTACACGTCCTGTACCCGCTTGGCGTGCTGGTCAGTGCTGCGCGCCTTCTTGACCGCATGATGGTGCGTGGCGCAGCGGGGGCCCGGGTAGGGTGCGGCCCTGGTTTGGCTGGGCATGGGCTTGCCCTGGCCTCCAGATGCGGACCATTCAGCCCATTCAGCCGCGCAGTCTTTGCATGTCTTCATCGTCTACTCCCCGTGACGTCTAGTTGTGGTGATCTGACAAACCGAAGGGGGTCCCTGTTGTAGGGACCCCACAATCGACTCTAGCCCAGCACGCCAATCTCAATGATCTTTGCAAGGCCCTGGTGGTACCCACCGTCGGCGAGGACTGCCTGGGTCAGGATCGAGCCGGACCTGATCCAGATGATCTTCTGGCTCTTGGTGAACCCCGGGGTGGCTTTGGTCTTGGCTTCATCCAAGTCTGTGAAGACTCCCACGACCTCGTCACCAACCAATGTCACGTAGGACTTGGCGCTCCCCCGAGGAGCGGGGACGGTTCCAGGCATCAACATGTTCCCGCGCACTTCGGTACGACCACTTGCCTGCGCGTTGCCGAACACCCACGCGTTACCGAACACCCGCGCGTTGCCGGCAACCCGTGCGTTGCCGTACACATGAGCGTTGCCGGCAACCCGTGCATTGCCGTACGCCCGAGCGTTGCCGTACACCCACGCGCCATCGGACACCAACGCGTTGCCGTACACCTGTGCGTTGCCGTACACCTGAACGTTGCCGTACACCCACGCGTTGCCGAACACACACGCGTCGTCGTACACCCAAGTGTCGCCAAATACCCACGCGTTGCCGCACACCTGTGCGTTGCCGCACACCTGTGCGTTGCCGCACACCTGTGCGTCGTCGGACACCCGAGCGTTGCCGTACACCTGTGCGTTGCCGTACACCTGTGCGTTGCCGTACACCTGTGCGTTGCCGAACACCCACGCGCCGTCGGACACCCAGCACGATCCGTCGTGAGACAGATTCTCTTCAGACTGGATCCAGCCGCCCAGGTCTCCGACCTTAATGAGGTCAAAGTCCCTCAGAGCCCGGATCCTCTTCAGCCCTTGTTCGTTCACTTCTCCGGTGAACTC